AAATAATAAACCATTAGGTGATCTTGTGTCAAAAAACATTTGTGTTAATCGACTTACATCATTTACAGCCTTAATAGGAGCCATCAAACCACCACGTAATAGTGAATCTGGTCCTCCTGTATTAAATACATTAGAAGGATCAGAGCTATCTGATGGTATGTCCTTTATGATGTAGGGTTGGTTGCTGTAACCACCTCCAGGTCTGTCAGAGGCTGTACCCATACCAAATTTAAGGGACTTTAAATCGGTTTTTAGGTTTATTAAAGGCATGTTTTAAAATGAAGTTCCTTCTGGTGCGTTGTCTCTATAATTGTAGTCTGGTACAGCACCATTTAAATCTAATTGTGAAGGTGCAGGCATTGTAGGCATAATTGGAATATTATTGATAGAGTAAGTATCATGTAATGTTGAGCCTGCAAAGTTTGGAATAGATGGAGTTGCTCCGTTACCTACTGACAGGGGAGAGCCTCCTACTTCTAATTTGTTTATTAATGACATAGTTTTAAAATTTAATTGTTTATTATAAATATTAACCCATTCTGGAAGTTGATAATTGCATTGTTTTTCCTATTTTATTACCATCTAAATATACATCTCCTCCGGCTTCTACTATTGATATTAGTTTTTCTAGGTTAGCGTTTACTCTAGACATACCACCCCCATCACTTCCTCCCCCTTCACCACCCCCACCACCTTCACTGCCAAATATGGATGATAATGGGGAAGCAACTGCTCCTAAAGCTGTTAAAGCCATTAAGGTAGGTAATGCAAGTAATCCAGCAAACCCCATGGCACCTAAACCTCCTGCTATAGAATATAAACCTAAGGATACTGCAAATAATGTTGGAGCAATACCTACTAAAGATGTTAAACTACCTACTATCGTAACAAACCCACCAGCCATCGTAACAAACCCATTAGCTACTGCTGATATAATAGGTGGAATTTGTTCTAAAACAAGTGAAAATGCGTATATTAAAGGAGATGCCAGCAATAAAGCAGCTCCAATTGCTAAAATAAGGGGAATTGCAGGGGCTGCAGATACTCCAAATGCCCCTAATCCTACTCCCGCAGTAGCCATCCCTCCACCTGCTACTGTAGCTGTAGCACCTACAGTGGTATTTGAGGCTGCTAGAGCTACATTTGAGGCTGTTAAAGCTACTTGGGCTGCTGTTTGAGCTGCTATTGCACCTGTTTGGGCTAAAGTTCTTACAGTATTTATAGCTTTTATTACACCTAAAGTAACATAAGCTGCTGTTAAAGTTATCACTACACCATAAAGAACAGCAGTATTTGATAGCAAAGAAGTCATAAAACCTATAGCAGGTGCTAATGCTTGAGCCATTTTATCAATTGATTTTGTTATCTGGTCTTGGGTTTTTAAACGTGTAGCTTCTTCTATAGAAATATTCGCTGCTTTAGCTGCTTGCTCTGCTGATAAACCACTACTCATTTTTTGCAAAGCAATCATAGAGGCCATATCATTACGAGACATACCTAAGGCTTTAGCTAATGCTTCTTGTTCAATCCTATTACCTGATGCAAATGCTTGGTTTATCTGTTGGTTATTACCAATTTCTTCTTGTAAACCAAGTATATCATTATTTAAAGCTGCTTCTCTTGCCTTTTCTAAATTTATTTGAGTGCCTGTTAGAAGCTCAGCTTCCATTTCAGCTTCAATTGAGGATTGAAAGTTAAGTAATGATGATGCTATATCATCAACCTGTTGGAGGGATAAGCCTAATTTTTGGGCATTCATAGCAGCTTCGGCTATTGCAGGTGGGTTATTACCCAATGATATAGCAATAGAGTCTGAGATGTTTGCTGTGTCACTTAATATATCGCCAAAATTAAGTGCAACTCCATTGGTTTGGACAAATGATTTAAAACTGTCTTCAACATTTGATAGATTGTTTTTTAAACTAGTACCACTTAACTTTGAAAATTTGGCTAATGAGGCAGCTTCACCAGCAGCCATACCCATATTTTCAGTTAATTCCGCAACTGTAGTAACTGTTTCAGATGAGAATGCAACGTTAGCATTTACCCCTAATTCTTTAGAAAGGGTAACCATACCTTTTAAATACTCAGATGTAGTTGTTAGACTATCATTTAAACCTCTATAGGCGTCAGCATTTTGACCCGTTATTCTTCTAAAATTTTGCTGTTGTTCTTCTACTTTACTAAATCCCTTAAATATAGCTGTTAGAACTACAGTAGGGTCTGTTAGGGTTGACATTAAACCTTTTCCGGCACTTTTTAAACCTGCCCCTAGGACTTTCATCCTTCCTCCTAATACCCCTGCACTTTTTTCCCCTCTAGCAATTTCATCTGCTACACCTTCCATGTCGGCTTGGACTTGGTCTAATTTAAAGGCTGATGCAAATCCTCCTGCTAGGGCATTTAATCCTTTTAATAAACCACCCCCAACACCCATCAAATCATTAGATTTTTGGCGGATAGTGACTTCTTCTTCAATTTTACCTACAATACCCTCTTCTAACTTAAATCCATCTTTTTTAGCTCTAACTAAGGCAGATTCTTCTTCGGATAATTTACCCTGGGCAACTAAACTTTTAAGGGTTGTTTCAAACGCTGCACCATTTAACTCATATATAGATTTACCAGTTGATGCAATCTGTTTTTCGAGTGATAACCCATCAGCCCTATATTTAATTTCTTTAATAGCTGCTGCTGCTTTTTCATTATAACTTTTTAACTGTTTATCTGAATATCGGGTTATATCTTCTTCTTGGAGAGCTAATTTAGTGAGGGTTGAAGATAAACTAGAGTAGGATTTTCTTGCTTCTTTTAAGTTATCAGTTTTTTTACCTAATTCACCATTAATCTCTTCTAAAAGGGATCTCATATCTCTATAACTATCGTTATCTTGGTTTAAACTCATTAGGTGGTTTTGTTATAAATATAGGAAGGCATCATTTCTTTGATGCCTTCGCTGTGTAAGTAGGAGATTTTTTAGAATTTTTAAGATGTTGGGGGGCTTGAATCTTTCCATCTGAATTTATAACAGTAGTTCCTGAGGAAGATTTACCTTGGGCTTTTTTCATTTGCTCATTTTCATTATCAATATGCTCCTTTATCTTATTAAAGGTAAAGTTTCTTAACCAAATGGGCATATTATATACAGTATGCCAATCATAACCCCCATTACCATGAAATACAATTTCATGTATTCGACTAAACAGTGAAATTCTATACTGCTGCGTCAGGCCAAAAAAAGTTTACGGTGATAGGCACCTCTACGTCCTCCACTCCGTCGTTCAACTCTACTTGAGTTCTTAAGTTTACATCTGGTTGAATTAATTGAATATGCTTCCGAAGTGCTCTTGCATCTGATGCTAAGAAATAAACGTCTACAAATTCACGAATTGTTTTTTTATCGTCGTCGCCGTTAACCGATAAGATCATGTATTTCATACGGGTTGAGACGTCATAAGATGCATTTTTATTTACCTTCTTTAAACCCTTAAGCTCAGCATCAATAGCCATTTCATCTTTATGAGTTAGAAGTTTATAAGTTAACATTGCACCTGAACTTGGGAGTGTATAAGAGAATTCATTTAGTCCTCTTGTAATTAAACTTTCATCAAATTCTTTATTATCAAGGATTGATAAATCTATTTTTACGCTTTCACCTTTTAGTTGAAATTCATAATCTTTACCATATCCTAAGACACGAGCTGCAATCATGATTGCATTTTTGTCTCCTACAATTAAATCATTATAGTTAACTTTAGATACAATAAGAGCCTTTAATAATTTGTCTAATACAGTACCATTTGATATATAAGATTGGTTTGAAAGAATATCTTCTTCCTTAGCCGTCATATATTTCATTTCTACCTTACCACTTGATAGAGGGTTATCTTCAGGGTAAATTAAACCCTTTGAAGGTAATTCAATAGTTTCAGTTGGAAACTTATGTTTATTTTCTTCCATAGTTTTTATTTAGTTATAACTTTATTACTCGTATACATATGTAACATACAAAGGAGAGCTCGGTTTCCCAAGCTCTCCTTTAAAATATTTGACAGTTTTATTATTAGAAATTTAACACACAATAATCTATAGCTAATGTTAAGCTTATGTTCTGTGCCGTTCCATCATCATCCCAACTATACCCATCGAATGTAGCATCTACAATAAATGCGCCTTTAAGGATCCACTCTGAAACTACGTCTCCTACAGGACCTAATACATTAATTGTTACATCTTTTTTATAGAAATCAGAGTAACCATCTCTACCTGTAACTGACTCATGGTGTAATCTTACCCACTCCATAGTAGCTTGTGCTCCTGAAGGTGTTATTGGGTCATAGAGTTTCATTGATACATTATCCCATGTTGATTTTCCTTTAACTTTACGTTGGACGTTAATGTGGTTTAAGGTAACTTCTTTTTGGGCGATTTTTATATCACCTACTTCTTTTATCATATATGATGGAATTCCATCTACATACATGATAAACCTATTCTTTTGTTTAGGCTCAAATGCGGTGAAAAATATTTCGTTTGGATCTAATACTGCCATTTTATTTTATTTTATTTTTTATTCTATTTATAAATATTATAGGTTTTAACTCTTACGATGGGAATGTAGCTCCAGTTGGTAAGATGTTGAAATCTAGGTAAATATACTCAGCTGTTTTTGTTGGTTGTAAATAAATAGCACCTATTAATTGATTTCTATCAATTACATCTGCTGTATTATTAGTAGAATCCATTACTACTTTAAACGAATATAAACCTTGTCTTTGCTGTACTGACTCTAGATATGGGTTTACTTGGCTTAAGAATGTGTTTCTTGTAGCTGCTGAATTTTGTTCAAATACTAAATTATCGGAGATTTGGGAGATATACCCTTTAAGTGTGATTAATAATCTTCTAACATTTACTCTGTCTAAAGCTGATGCTTGAGTTTGTAATGTTTTCTGACCAAATACTACAATTCCTTTTCCAGGGAATGATGCTATTGGGTTTACTTTATTAATATATAAACTATCTCTATTAGCTTGTGTTAATTTACGTTCAGCTTGTCTTACTGTTCCTAAACCACCCCTATTGATACCTGCTGGTGCAAACCATGATTCTGACACACTGTCTGTGTAAGCATAAACACCTGGAATTACTGTTGAAGCTGGAACCCATACTAATTGTCCTGAGTTTGAGTCTGTAATCTGCAACCAAGGCCAATATGACGCTGCATATGAAGTATCTAAGGATGCAGCTGTAGTTCCTGCTAATGTTACTGTTGAAGCATAATTTACAAGATCCATTACTACTATAGCATCTCCTCTATTTTCAGTGTTAGATATTAAAGTATCTAATTGGGTTTTGTGAGTAGCATTAGCATAAATTAAACCTGGTGTAGAGATTATATTATACTGATAATCATCTTTATTTGCTAATAGGTTAATTGTTTGAGTATAATTTAAACCTACTAAACCTTGTGTGTCTGTATCATTTATGTTTTCGTTGAAATTTTGACCAGCTTTTACAATATCACCTACAGCACCTGCAAACGAACCACTCTGAGCAACTGGGATTGAAGATGTGTAGGCATTATTTGCAACCCCATTATTATCAAAGTAATTTGGTGTTTTTAAGGTTACGGATTTTACTCTTACATACCTTGAGGCATTTGGGAATGATCCTGATTCTTGTAAATATGGGGTTGTATCACCGCCTAATATGTTTGTTGTTGTATCACCAACTACTCTAGCAATGTAATTACTTGCTTTAGGATCAAGGGAAACATTAGTAAATGACTCTAATACTGATTTTGAATTTGTAGTATCATTACCTTGTCTAATAATTAATGAAAATACACCTCTTGATAGGTTTGGACTTGAAATTTCCCATCTTATATTATTACTTGAGCCTGATGGTAAAACACCTCCTACTGTTTCAGCAGGTGAAGTATTATTCATAACAATACCTTCTCCAAGTGTTTCTAATGTGAATGCATTTGGAAGTGAACCGGTTTGGGAAGCTACTGCAGATGAAGAAGCAGGTGAGAATGAACCTGAAGTAACTCTAGTTACTAGAAGTGATGTTCCGGCATTTTGAAAGTAATTAAATGCTGCATCTGAAGTTAAAAAGCTATAGTCATCTGAGCCACTTAAAAAAGTACTACCAAAGGTAGCTAAATACTCACTATAAGTTGTTACTAATGTTGGAATTCCTGGTTTACCTAATACGGTTGGACCTATTAAAGCAGCACCTGCCTGTATAGGTTGAGCTGTTATTTGAGATTGGTCGTTTTCTCGTGATAATACTCCGGGGGAGATTAATGTTTCTGCCATTGTGGGTTGTTTTGATGATAAATATACTAAATTTACTTAAAAGTCTACTTATTAGGCAAGAATTCTCCAGATTCTAAAGAAATGGATCCTTCACCATACTTATCTTCTAGTTTTTTTGCTAAAGTTGCTTCCTCTTGTTGTATTTGTTGGAAGTTAATTTTTAATTGTTCTTTTCTAAATTTTAAGTTCATAATTTGAACTTCTGTTTCTCCTATGATTTCAGTAAGCTTTTTAAATTGCTCTTTTAAGGCTTTTATGTTACTAATTTCATCTTCTGTTAAAACTTTTTTTTCCATTTTTTAATCTAAATTTGATGTTGTTTCTATGTTAAATATGATTTGTGATTTTGTGTTAAATTTCTTGAGAGCCGTTAATTCTTTTTGGATTGTGTCAGGTACTATATACCCATATAACTTTAAACTAAAGGTTGCTGTTACTATTCTTTCACCACCACTAACCAATGTTACAGGTGTAGCAAAAGTGTTAATAGTTGCCTTAAATTGATAACGTTCGGGATTACCCCAATAACTGTCAGATGCATAGTTAATAGCTTCTATAATTTTGTTTAGTTGCTCAACATAATAAGTTGAAACAATAAAGTCATACGTAATGTTAACATAATCCGGCATTACTACAGCATAATTTTGCTTTACTGGGATTCTATTATTTAGTATGCTAAAATTATCATAAGTATTTTGGGGAGAGTATGATTTTTGAAACATTTGAAGGTTATTAGGGTTGTTAGCATCTAATTTATTAGCTAAACTTCTAACCTTTTCAATATTATTACGTTTAAAAGTAATAAGAGGCATCATTATTTTACCCTTTAAATCTCTATAAAATCCATCTCTTTGAACTTGCTTCCACCTTTCAGGGGAGCCATAAATAAATGGGACCTTTTGTACTACACCATTTTGTTTAACAGTAGGTTTAATTACGTTATCCATATAATACATGATGGCTTCATCTATTTCTTTAAACCCTAAAGAAAATGGTTTGGTAGTATCACCTCTAAATGATGTCTGCTCACCTCTATTAAAAGTTGATGGGGGGTTGGGGTTTGACGTTTGAGAAAAACCTTCAGCACCCTCTGGTGGGTTGTAGGGTGTTATCTGTGAATTAAGTATCTCCCTTTGGGTTTTAGGGATTGGGGTTTTTCCTGTCTTAGCCATTAGATTAATCTTTCTTGTGTGATGCCTACTCTATCTGCAGGAACATAATGTGTTTCACAGATAACTGAAATATTACTACCAAAATCTTCCAAATCTGGATTCCAGTTTCCGGGTTGGTTAGGATAATCTGGGTTTTTACCCATGAAATACTGATTAGCTGTTATATTATCTACTTCATAATAGCCATCTTGGTATAATATAATATCTCCAACTTCCGGAACTAAACTTGCCCCATAATTGTGGTCTGTTGGTGCAAAGTTTTTATTGAAATCTTCTCCAGCTGTTAGCAAGTCATCTCTAAGGAACTTAAATGTAGCACCCCAATTGAAGTCTGTACCTAAATCTGTTTCAGGATATTCTTGATCTTTTCTATCAATTAAACAGTTTAAGAGAACAGGGCCCATATAATATTTTTCTTCTGCGGCTTCACCATATAGGTTAACTTTAGTTTCTTCAATTTTATATTTGTAGAAGGCACACTGTTGGGTGATAATATTACCCATCAATTCTCGATTGACGTGTCTAAATAAACTTATATCTCTCTGTCCTCCAAATAATGCCATATCTTATCCTATATAAATAGCCCTTGGGACTTTGTTTAATTCTTGCTCAACAAAATTACTTTCAGCATTCCTCCGTTCTAATAATTTTTCTCTTGATGTTTCTCCTAAATAAGCTCTTAACCTATCAATTAATCTTTCCTTTTCACTGGTAGCGGCTGTAATTAGGTCTCCTTGGTTTAATGTAACGGTATCTCCAGGAATTGGGACTGTTTGGTATTTTCCACGAACATATCCTAACATTTCCTTACATAATGCCAAAGCATACTCAAATATCCAGCTTCTACCTACAGAATTAATTCTGTTGTAATTGGGATTTCTATAAGGAACATCATATATGTTAGATATGGTACTACTCCCACCCACTACAAATGAAGCATCTGATCTCTCAGAATTAAGAATATATTCAAAATACATTTTTGTTACTGAGCCGTTTGGGATTGGGAATATTCTTAAATGGTTATTATGCATTTCAAATGAAAAATTAGATCTTCTAATCATGTCATTCATTTCAATAGCTTGTATAACTTGCAAATCATAATTAAGTGGCATTAATGTAAAGTTAACTGCAGGTGAGTATGAACCCCAACCAAAGCTATCCATCATACCCCCATCTTGCATTCCTGTTCCTGCAGAAGGGTCAAAAAATCTTACAATTGCTGGAGGTGCTTCATAAAACACCCTCATTATTTCAATATCATTATGTTTATAATGAGGTATATTTGTCTCAGCCCATGCTTCTAAATTATAATCCTGAACACCTGATGTTAAATCTATTGAACCTTTATGCCAATCTACATTTCCACCAGTACCTGCTTCTACACCATACTGTTCTGATATTTTGATTATTCTTCCTAAAGATGGGACTACAGTGGTATTTTCAATATCCATATGAGCTGAATCTGCTCCTTCTAAAGTTAGGTAATTATCTCTAGTTTGATAAGCATATAATTCATTTGCATAAATTGTAACTGCTTCTTCTAAGGCTGCATAGAAATTTAAATTTTGTAATTCAACATCTACAATAGGGTATCCTAATCTTCGGGCCGCAAATACCGAAAATTTATCTGCATCTATTTGAAATTCTACGTCATTATCATAAAAACCAAAAGGTGTATCTCCTGGTGCGAAAGAACTAGATCCGGGCCATATTGCTATATTTGCCATTTTTTATTTTATTTTTTATGCGTTAACTACTACATACTCAACATCTATACTTGAACTCAAAGAGTAGACTGTTATAAATTCTATATCTTGACCAAAAGTCCCATCAAATGCACTTCCAGTTACATTGGGACTTGAAAATATAAGTGAAGATGTAGGGGTACATTCCATACTCCAATAACTCGCCCCACTACCATTGTCAGAGGAAGTGAAATTGACCGCAAGTGAAGTTGCATTGTCTAAATTGCTAATTCGAATGTATTTTATACTACTTGAAGGGAAGGTTCCAGGGCCGGGGTTTATACCATTTACATTAATTAAACCAATGGCTCCTGATGATGAAGCTGGTATAGTTACGATTCTTCTATCTACATTAGTAACATTACCTATAGTTTGGAAGGTTTCATTAAGGGTTCTAATTCCCTTAACTACGTGTTCTTCTTTAATTTTTATTTGAAATGAAGTTGGTTCTATTGTAGATGACATTTTATATTTTATTATAAATATTGGGGGGTATGGTTATAATTTAAAAACTACCAAAGCCCCTCAATATTATGTTTAATTATTATTAATTTCTCTTACCTGATGAGCCTAGGGTTGCACCTCTTTCAAATGCTTCCTCATAAACCGCAATTAAGTCGTCAACAATCGGGTCTCTGTGGTTTTTCTGTAGGGTAATTGAACACATATTTTTTATTTTATTTGCTGCTGAGTATAGAAATCTAAATCCTGATTCTCTTCTGGATTTTAAATCTACTTGGTAATCATCACCACATACTATCATTTTTGATCTTAAACCAATACGAGTAGCAATCATTTCCATTTGTTCATGAGTAACATTTTGAGCCTCATCAACAATAATGCATGAATTTAAAAATGTTCTACCTCGCATAAATGCTAAGGGAACTATTTCTATTTTATCATCTTCAATAAGTTTTTCTACTTTTTCCTTATCAAATAAAGCATACATATTTTGGTAAATAGGTTGAATCCAAGGATCCATTTTTTCTCTTAAGTCTCCAGGTAAAAAACCAATTTCTTCTTTAGATACTGTAGGTCTAGTTATGACTATTTTATCATAATGTCTCCTTAATAAACCATCTAACGCAACTTGACATGCTAGTAAGGTTTTACCTGATCCTGCTTTACCTGCTAATACAGTTAGTGTATTATTTAATATCTCATCTTTAGCTAACTTTTGTTCTTCATTTAGAGATAATTTAAACTTAATAGGGTTTTTAACTATTCTTTTCTGCTTGAAAACTTCATCTTCGTGATGGTTTGAGGCCATGTTATTTGTTTTTATTAGTTAATAATTAATATAATACTACCGTAGAATACGCAGATTAATAGTTACAACGTGTAATTGTATTAAGTGTGGGTAGGAGTGAGGGTTTAACGGTGGGTAATGGGAATAAAACCACTAACTACTAATAATAACTTACCACTTTTACCTAACAGCGAAACTACATTGAATGGTTTGAGTATAAATATTAAATTTAAACTTAATTTCAATGTTTTTAGTATAAAATCTTTGTTACATATAAAAAAGGGACGCAAAATGCGTCCCTCTTTATTATTTAACCTTATTATAATAGAAAATACTATAAAGTGTTTAATCCACTTACAAGAATTTTACCATAAAATTCGGGCCTAACAACTTTCTTAGCATAACGAGTTAATAAACCTTTTCTTGGAGTGAAGGTTTCTGGATCGTATACTAATGGAGTCATAATTAACGGAATGTATGGAGCGAATACTGCACCTGCTTCCAAGAACTGACCACCTCTGAATCCCA